TTCATTAATGCCTCGTATATCTTGTTGTCCTTGTCTATTCTTCTGTCTACTCCGAGAAGGTCTGCTATAAATGGATAGCCTTTCGGTGCTTGCTTGCTTGCTTGCTTGCTTGCTTGCTTGCTTGCTGTCAAGGATTTCTCGCTGTTTTAACTCTGTCAAGTATTGTCTAGCATAGTAAATTGTTTCCGATATTTCTTTTGAAAAAAAGGGATAGCCATTTTCTTGTAAAACCTGTTTAAATGTTTTTTTAGGTTTTAGCCATATAACGTTATCAAAACATTTAACAAAATCTCTTATTTGCGGTAGTTCTAATCCCGTATCACAATAAACTGCGGGAACATCGTCATAACCACATACATTTCTCACTAAATCTAAAAGAACCGTAGAATCTTTTCCACCGCTAAACGAAATATATACTTGCCCATCCCACCATTCATACCACGCTTTAATACGCTCACAACTCATACGAACCTTCATATCAAGAGGCCAGCTTTGCATAATTGCTAATTCACCGATATTGTGCCTCGCACTTTTTACTAATTCATCTTCTTGGGCTTTTAATTCTTTATATTTTTCTGCGTATTTTTCTTCATTGTTTCGATATATACACTTTTCAAAATATATACAAGTGTTATATGCACATTTTCTGCGCTTCCAATAACCGTCATCAGCTACACATATTTTTTTTGCCATCGTTGTACTCGGAGTAAAGAACGTTCTTTAGTTGGTCGACCAAAACCACCTTGCTCCTTTCCATGCTTTCTTATAATAAATCTTTATCAAAATTAGGATTAATACACTTTTTAACCGCTGTAATTTCCTTTCTATCGCTTTCCGACATCTTATTCCAAGGATTTATGCCTTGAATGTTTAATTGGCTAAATAAGGCACATAACACGGCTACGACAATACTATTTCCCGCTTGCTTATATAGCTGCGTATCAGAATTAATTGATTCAGCCTCAAAAAAATCTGCATCATCAAAGTTCATTAATCTAAAACATTCAATTGGAATAAGCTTTCTGATTCTATATTTTGTATGAATGCAACTATTACAATATCCATGTGTACCTGCGTTTAATGTGGGGGATAGCCCTTTATCATCATATACCGAACCATACTGAGAACCATCATTTGAGATTTGTCCTACTTTTTCTATTCTGCAAATTTCACCCTCAGTTTGAATTGTAGGGCAAGTATTGCCTTTATCAATTACTCTTCCTCTTCTTGTGTCACTATCTGGAAAACTCAAATCAGCTACCCCCCCTACGTCGCACTCGATATAACCATCTTTTGTTGCTTGCTTTATCATTATTGTTTCTTTTTCCAAAACCATGTTATCTTTCCATACGCTTGTTAGTGCATTACATATTCCTTCTTGGTTAAGTTCAAGTCGTTGCTCTAAATCAATTCCTGCCCTTCTATCATTTGGATTATCTAGATTTCGCCCCCTCGAAGCACACACAATTTTCTCTTTTACTAAAATCTTTGGCTCATGTCCGCCACCACAACAAGTAGGTATTGTAGGTGCAATCCCAAGTGGATCATAAACTCTATTTGCACACTCTAATGTATTATCTAGGCTATTATCCATGACACCCACCAATCTTAACTGTGCTGTGCTGTGCTGTGCTGTCAGCGATGATTAATTGTTTACTTTCCATTGTCAACCTCTTCACTTACTAACTTTGGGTCTTTATAATCTCTTGCGCATAAAGTCGGCGCAATTTCTAAAAATCCTTGTTGTTCAAATTCTCTAGACCATAATGGATAACTTATTGCTCCGTCAAACGGCATGAATCTACTGTCTGTCTGTCTGTCTGTCTGTCTGTCAAGATTGTATTCTCACGAATAAGTTTGTCGATTAACTGCCTAGCTTTTTCGTTTTCAATGTAATATTTTTCATCAACCTTATCTTCTAAATAGTCAGCCATCGTCTTATCTAGTCTTATTGGTTTTGGAAATTCAAAGTGTACGTTCTTTTGCAAAATCGAAACCATGAAAGTTCTATCTCTATTTTGTGCAACGCCATAACTTTTGGCGTTTAAATCATCCCAAAAATTTGTATAGCCCAAATTTTCAAGACATCTAATCCATGATTTAAAATCTTCTATGTTTTCAGAACCATGAACATTTGGAACATTTTCCATCAACAAAACATCTGGTAATTCTTCTGTTTCTGTCAATAATCTTTCTACTTCCCATAAAAGCCCTGAACGAGTCTCTGAACCTTTTTTCATTCCTTTTTGTTTACCTGCAACTGAAAGGTCTTGACAAGGAAATGAATACGTGAGTATATAACAATATTTATCTTTATCGACTATTCCTAAATCCGCCCCCCCCCTAGATTAACAATACTTCCCAGGTTATTGGTTGCTTTAAAATCGTTATAAACTCTTCTGTGCCACTTTTCGCTTTTCGATTTTATTTTTGATTTTGACATTATTTTTTTGCCATCTACAGAAATTCCAAAGTCATAAAGCAAATTAATTAGTTCTTGATCCGTATATGCAGCTGAATAATCTGTTTTATCTTCCTTCATGTGAATTTTGTGATAACTAGCAACTGCGTGAACTTCCCACTCAGATATTTTGTAATGTTCAAAATTTGCACCTAATCGCTTTAGTGCTTTTGCTTGCGCTCCAAGTCCTGCAAAAAGTTCAATCAACCTTATAGGCTTTTCAATTTTGTATTGATTTTCTCGCCCCATATAATCAAACAATGTCATTTGATTGTCTAAAAAATCATTTGTCATTTTCATAACTCCGCATCATCGTTAATAGTTACCCTTACATATTTGGATTTTCCTTTTCTTTCTTCTGCCTTGGAAATCAAATCATGTATTCTTTCTACTGAATCGCCTGTGAAATCAGCCAATTCCTCTATACTGTCGCAAACACAAATAGGCAATTCATATATGTTATTCTCAACAAGAACATATAAATCTCGTTTCATTTCCATTGAATCATTGTAAAGGTCATAAATTGAGATTTGCCCTTCGCAACCATGCTTGCACATATTTAATCCCCCCTAATGGTTATTGACCATCTACCTGATTTTTTTTGATGCAACTTTACTTCATCCATGTAAATCAAAAAAAGAAGTATCATGCCTCTTGCAAGCATATAAAAATCACAGTATTTATACTTGGCAAGCAATTCTTCTGTTTCATCTTTAATCTGCTCCCAATAACTTTCCGATGATTCAATAATCCAAAAATCACCAAGCAACTTGTAATAATCACCCATGAATTTAAAAAATTCAGTACCCTTGCCTATGTTCCCTTTCATAATCTTACCCCCATTAATTAAAAGGCAAATCATCACTCGCACTTATTGGTTTAAACTCATTTATCTTTGTTTTAATATCTTCAATTGTTTTGCCTTTAATAGCTTCAAACTTCATGTAATTTCCATCAAATTCCAAAGGTAAAGATACTAGTTTTCCCTGTCTATTTTTATCTACTTTTAGTCCTTTGAAATTCCTAAAATCATCTGATAAATTCCACATCAAAATAATTGTTGAAGCATCTTGCTCGACATCTCCTGATTCTTTTATGTCCGCCATTGTTGGCTCTTTATCGGGCGTTCCTTCGGACCTTCTATTTAACTGACTTAATACAACAACTGGTACATCCAATTCTTTGGCTAATAACTTAAATGCCCTAGACAATTTTCCAATTTCAATTCTTTTACTTTCACATCGCTCGTGATATTCAATCATTTGCAAGTAATCGATTATGATTAAATCAAAATTTTGGTGTCTGCATTCGGCTTTTATATCCATGTCTGTTTTAGCATCGGACGAAACGATAATGTTCATTCTTTTAAGTCGCTCATTAGCTGATTTAAAGCGTTGTTCTTCATCCCCTAAAAAGCATTTTGCCTGTTTAATTCTTTCAAGTTCGATTCCGCTTTCACTAGCAATTAATCGTTCATAGATTTGAGATTTAACCATTTCCATGTTGAAGTAACCAACTTTAAATCCACATTTACCAACGGCTTTTGCTATTTGAGTAGCTAAAGCGGATTTCCCAACTGAGGGTCTAGCTGCTATAACAATTACATCGCCTTTAACAAATGACACAGATTCGTCGAGTTT